CCAAATAACCAAGGTTTGCTGTACCAACAACAACAGTATTTGAATTTACTGTTAGATTGTTAGCAACAATATTATTTTTTACGGTAACACTACCATTCGAAACAACACCGTTCGCAACATACAATGCAGTGTTTGGTCCATAGATGGAAACAACACCACCAACGCTAAGATTACCTGTTGCTGTTTCAATCGCACCAAGAGAAATTTCTTTACCTACAGTAACGTTTGTGCTGAACAATGCAGTATTTGTAACTTGCAATGCTGTACCTTGAGCATCAATCACAACGTTAGATGCACCCTCTAACTTGAGAGTACCTGCAGTTTTGGTGTAATTACCAGTTTCAAGTTTATTCAATTCACCAGCAGACTGGTTTGTTTGAATGCGCCATTCATCAATAGTATTGGTTCTTGTAATGTTATTAATTGACATTATTCTTTACTCTGTTTCAACAATAAGGTTAATAGAGATTTAATTTCTTGCATATCTGACGATAGACTATCAACCTGAGATTTTAGATTATTTATCTCGTCATTCTTCCCGTTTATTCTTTGTGCTAGTTTTTTTCTAGCCTCGTTTTCAGCCAAAGACGAACGCCCCGTCATTAACAGGGCACCCGTTTTAGCATCCTTCACAAAATTTGTTCCTTCAACTTTCAGATATTGTGTCATTCTGCTGGGGTTGCGATAATACGCAAATCTTTAACTGAAGGAACAATTGCTGGATCACTAGAAGTTAACACAATCTTAATAGCAAAAGTCTTGAATGTGTCATATGTTACACCATTACTTGATGTATATGTCACTTGATTGACTGTTGCGGAAGGACGGTATTCATATTCACGGAAAGAATCGTCCAGAGATGGTGTAGTTGTTGGATTGACACATGCCATTTTCTGGTATGGTCTATCATTGAAACTGTCTGTATCAGAATCAGCCAATACTTTGTAGAATACAGACACTTCGGATGAACCAGGCTTATTAGCACCCAAGAATACACGCAAGTCGCCTGCATCATATCCGTCAGCCAATTTAATTGGTTTAGTGATATAACGGGCTAGACATGGACCACCAGAAGAATCATATTCACTATTCAACATAATTGTTGCTGGTGTTGTTGGATGTGTAAAGTAGGAGATTGTGAAGTCATCCAAATATCCAGAACCTCCAGATGTTACATGAATACCAATTACATTACCGTTAGCATCAACACGCACATTTGCATTTGCACCAGAGCCCAATGCACTTGTAACTGTAATGGTGTTAGCATTACTGTAACCAGAACCTGGTGCGATGATTGTGAAGTCTTCAGCATTGATTTCTGCATTATCAACATAATTTTCCCACACATTCAAGAATGTGCTTTCCAGAGAAACGATTGGAGAAACCGCATCGTTTGTTGTTGACATTTGCAAATTAACTGTAAAGTCATTTTGATTGCCAAGTTTCTTTCTACGATATCCAACTTGATACAAATCATCAGTACCATAAGAATAAATTCTATGTGGTGATATTGCTCTGAATGTTGCTTCCTTAGCATTCAATGATGTTGTTCCAGTAACACTATGAGATAATGTTGTAACTGTATCTGAAGGAATAATAGAGTTCTCAATATAACGAATCTTATCAACATTTAAAGACGAGGTTAATTGTTCACTTTGTAGTGAGAAATTAGCAGTTGTTGTTGAGAACACACAACGATTCAAATTGAACATCAAGTCTTCATTAATGAATGGAACATATTCCATTGTGTTTTGTGACTTGTATAGTGTTCCAAGATATGGCTGATTTGCAACAAATTCATTGTTTGTTGTTGTGCCACCTTTCTCTGCTTCCCATACTGTGTATTCTGGAGAATCAGTTAGAACAACCAGTGCATACAAACCTGGTTTTAGATATACTGGGAAGTCAAATGAGAATCTAGTATATGTTGATGAGTTTGTTGAACTAGGTGATTCTGAAGTATTAATTTGTGATGGATACTTTGTCACAACAGATTCTGGATACCAATAGTCGGAAGACGGTGCACCATTAACTGTTGGACGAATTTGAACTGTTACTGGAACATTACCATCATCTTTTGCACGGAAGAAAATATCAGCACTTGATAAGAACATACCGTATGGATAAACTTGTGGATCAACATAGAATGTTTGTGCCAAAGGATCAACAGTCCATGTATACAAAACTTCACTACCGACTTGTCTTGTATTAACAAGTCTATTTGAGGTTTGTGTGCCAACAATCTTATAATCAACATCAACATTCAAAACAGTATCAACTAGAGTTGTTTTATTGACTGTAATGCCAGATGACACATAAACTTTATCAGCATATGAAATTGCATCAGCATCGTATGTGTTATTGAATGATTCTGTTACACGGAAAGTTCTTTGGCCTGAGCGATATGTTGCTTTTGGAATATAGAAAGCACCACCTGCTTGACCCAACTTATTTGTGCTGTTTGTTCCAATACTATATGTAACAAGACCTGTTGTTACAGGAGTACCAGAAATTGTCGCTGTTTTTGTTGAACCGACATAATCTGTAATGGTATATTGTTCACCAACACCTTCTTGATTTGAAGATGAGTGAACAATCGTAATTGTGTTACCGTTGTAGTAATCGTTTGTTGTAGATGCATCATGGTCCAAAACAATAGTGGATCCTGAAACATTACCGATACCAGAGCGATGGTCAACAACACTAGAAACTGTGTAGTATTTACCACTGTCTATTCCGTAAACATATTTTCCAGACAATGTTTTTCCAGTCTCATTAATTAATGAGACATTCGCTGAGCCAACTTCACTCACAACCACAAATGCAGGTGAATATGAAGAACCGCCTGTGATTAAACTTGTCAAGTTTGCTGCCAAGTCTGCAATTGTGTTTGCAATCAAAACAGACTCGCCAGCTACCAATGTTGTATTAGTATTCAATGTTACTTTATTTGGAACAACAATATACTTATTGACATTCGTATCATCAAAGAATGAATATACTACGGTTGATGGTCTCAATCCTTGTGAAGAGAATAATACTTGTTTAGACTTCATGTATGGCTGAATTGCCAAATCTGTAACGAAAGAGCCAACATCAACTTGCGAAGTTGAAGTAGAAATTTGTTTTTGATTTAACTCAGCACCTGCTGTCAAATAAGTGTAGTCATTAATTGGAGCCAACATGCCATATGTTCTTCCGCTTATATTGACCACCTTGGCAGAGGCTTCATCTGTGGCACGAATAGTTTTGTACCATTTGCTATCTGCTATTTTAGCAAACGGACTATCTTTATCATCAGCCCAATTTTGATTCTTATCGGAAACATATTTAAACGCATCATTAATGAAGTTGAATGCGTTTTCAAAACCATCAGTGGAATTCAATGTAACTTTAGCAGTAACACTACTATCAACATCACCAGTAAATTCTGGAAATAGTTTTGTTGTTCCTTTAAATCCGGCAAACAAAGCATTTGCGATTGGCAATGATTTTGTAGCATATGGTTGTGATGCAAATAATGATTGTGTATATGAAACCATCATTGCTTTCTTTGTTCCATTGCCAACGATAGTTGCAGAGCCAGAAGATGATGCTGTGTTTGCTTTCAAAGCAACAGTTCTCATTAGAGATGCGGGATACAATCTACCCATATCTACCAAATTGCGGTTGTCATTTCCAACATCATTTACTGTGGCTTGATTCAATGTTGATGTGAAGTTATCAACAAGAATACCATACTTGCTTCTTTCAAGACCATTGTTGTCCAAAACTTTTGTCGCAGCCGCATCTTTTTCCAGTGTGCTTAGTGAGACATAGTACTCTAGACCACGAATTCTATCGTCAAAAGATTGAATATCTTCCATTGTGTAACGGCGATGATTCTTAAAGTCTGCACGAACATCCTTAATAGATTCTGTATATGCTGGAATTGATAGTGTGTAAATCAGCATGTCTTCTTGCTTGACTGGAGGTGCAAGAGGAGATATTGCTGATTTGCCTTTAATGACAGCGAATTCTTTAGAAGACTTCACTACCACTTGGTCAATTCGTGACAAGTAGTAATCGTAATCCATTGTGATTTGTTCCAATGGCTCAGGATTCAAAGCACCAGATAGTGTTGAACCACCGATAACACGAGTAGGTCTAAAGTCAAACGAACCACGCAATGAATTTATAGTTCCTTCTTCAGCATTAACGAAATTAGAAATATCTGCATATGTGAAGTTTGAACCAGTTTGTAGATAAGAATCTACTGTAAACAAACCATCACCGCTACCTGCTGGTGCAGAGATGTGTCTTAGATACTTGTACTGTACGAATACACGACCTGTTGGTGCAGAATAACCACGCTTCAATTTAATTGTTGCATGGTCATAATGTGTCTTACGGCAGCCGTTATCAAATTCGTAGTTGTCTGTGATATCGTATGCTGTAGTTAGCATAGCAGTAGTCACGTTTGATGTTGTGTTTTTGGAATCATAGATTCCAACAATCTCATAAACATCAGGAACTTGTAAACTCACTGGCTTACCTGGTGTTCTCAAATCAGTTAGGATTGAAGCACCGTCAAAGTTTGTTGCACCGACACTTGTGTAGATTGAACCACCACTGAATGTAGTGACTGCGCCAGTTGTATTGGCTGCTTCTAGTGTGTTTGCTCCGCCCATTTCAAATGGAACTTTAGCATGTAAGTTTGCACCAGATGTTAAAGGAATCAATTGTTTACCACGAGTAGAACCGTTAGAACCACTCTCTGCGTTATTGACTTTTGTGGTAATCAAGAAGTCAACATTAACGTTTGGAACAACCAAGTTAACTGTAAACTGTGTTGATGATACTGCGGTAACAGTGAAGTTATTATTAGCCAAACTCAAAATCGTGTTGGCTGCAATACCATATTGTGTATTGCTAGATGTGCCACTGCGAACAAAACAAATAATGTTGTTTAGAATTTGTGAGTCGGAAATAACTCCAGGAGTACCAGAAAACGCAAATGTGTCTGTGCCACCGGCGTTGATTGTGATTGTTCCTGATGGGTTTGTGGTTCTATTGTAATATGGCTTTCTAACATACAAATCCATATTGCTGATTGAAGAGCCTTTAATCGCTTCATATGGTGTATTGAATACTAAACTTGAACGCTTAGGTTCATTGATGTATGCAAAACCTGTAGATGTTTCTTTAGAATCGGAATTGATATTACCACCAAAAGCGAGATATGTACCATCGCTGGAAACAAGAGATTCTGCATTACGGAAATCAGATTCAATAGAGAAAGAATTTCCGTTTGACACACTAGGAACCATTGAAAGTGCTGTCGCCAATGTAATTGTATTTGCAGTAGCATCAGACGATGTAATCAATCTAGGTGTATCACTTGATAGTGAACCTGTTGTGATTCTGAAATACATGTTGGCGAATGCATTTGCACCAATACTATTTGGGAATCCAGCAGGCAACTTGATAACAGTTGTTGTTGAACCAGTTGGAATAGTACCTGTTACTGGTGATGTATTTGCATCAAATGTGTTGACTGTAAATGAATGTGTTGTTCCGTTCGTATTATCTGTTGAATCGTTATAACGAATCATATCAGCACGAATAGTACCAATCTTTGTTGCGTTATATGTTGTAGAACTAGACAAGTTAATACTTGCATGTGGAACACAATGAATGTCTAGAGATGGGAATGTTGTGATATCCAAAGTACCACGAACGGAATCAAGAACAACGGAACTCTCATAGTTTGTTGGCAAATCATAATCTGTGACGTTGGAAACCTCCCTCGCTCTATCAACTTCAATAGTCGTTGGAGCAATAGTTTCAAACTCATAACCGCCAACATATGCTTTACCTGGATCCAATACTACATTGAATTTACCATTAGCAGAATCACCTTCTTCCAATGAAATGACGAATGGATCAACTGTGTAGTTGCCAGATTCATCGTATGTGCGGCGTGCTAATGTTTTTTCAATTTCACTGTAGATAGCGTAATCAATTTCTTTAGTTTTCACATCTTCAACGATACGAATAATTTCAAAGAAAGATGAAGTATCTGTGGAATCTAAAGTTCTTTTTGTTAGGCTGGTTTCAATTTGGAAACGATTTGCACCAGGTGCTTGATAATTGAATGCGCCTTGTGCTGGATCCAACAATGATGTATCGTCAATTTCATCAATAATTTGTTCGGTGAATTCAATACCAATCTTATATGATGGTTTAGCATTTACGGTTGATGTGCCATAGCCGACACGATAGAACAATTCAACAACCAAAAATTGAGGAACAACTTTTACAAATTGACCTTTGAAGTAATAAACACCTTCTTGCAAACTTGCAACGAAAGAACCACCAACTGCGTTAGTAGTCTTTAATTGTGCGAAGATGTTTTGTCCTCTGATTTTAATTTCATCAGATTCCGCAAAAACATCACCACTTAGATATTTAACAATCAGTACAGGATTGGCTGTAGTTGTATCAACAGCAATAACTTTAGCACGAACATTTTTGCTAGAGTTATATGATTCTATAGTTTTACCCAAAAAGTCTGAAACAACGATATCGGAATTATTGTATTGACTTTCCAAAATAACATAGTTGGCTTTTCTATCTAAAGAAATCTTACCACCGATGATAGGGCTACCACTCTTAAAGATGTGATTACCAAATTTCTCAATCTGATTGGCAAGAATCGTTTGTAGTTGTGTTAATTCTCGTGCTTGTACCGAATAACCGGGACGGAATAAAACACGCATGAAGTTTTTATCTTCATCAAAGTCATCGTAATATGGATCGTAATTGAATAGAGTTGTCATTTATTTCTCGTTAAAAACTCAAGATAAAACGGATTCTTTCCGTCTGAGCAGGGTCTCTGGTAATCGGTAATTTATCAGATATGTATAAGATTTTTCCTGAATACAAATCTAAAGAAGGATTCGTAACTGAGTTCACAACACGGATAGAACCTGTGTTAAAACCTTTAATTGCTTGGTTAGATTGAATTGTTCCACGGACATTGTTTAGATATAACAAGTTTTGAACCTCATCAAACGAAATAACTTCCGCACTAAAAGTTCTTTCTGCGTAAGTTGGTCCTTGATAAACAACCTCATCATTGTTGAAATCTCCAACACCAGGCGACACTTTCATTTTCGTATATAGTGTGTAATTGGTATCGGTTGCGATTGCACCTGTGCTTGCAACTTTAGGATTCTGTAAAAGAGTAACTTCACGGAATTCGTTATCTGTTGGCAAATTGCCACCCTCATCTTGTGAAAACTCAACATTGAACATAATGGTTGTTGCTGATAATTCGTAGATAGGATCGTAACCATGTCCATCATGTGGAGCAATTGAAACTGTAGCGGCACCAGATGTACCAACACCACCAGTAACATCGGTTATGGTGATATCAGCATATGTGTAATTTTGTCCTCTGTCCTGAATAATGATATCCTGAATTTGACCACCAGATACATTCGCCTTAAGAACTGCGCCTGTTCCATCGCCACTTATGTTAATGATGCCCTGAACAGTTCCGTCAGTGTAGTTGTTACCAGAATTCGTAACTGTTACAATATCAATAGAACCTCCTATTGCGGCGGCTCTTACAAACTTATTGGAAGATACTGGCATCCAATCGTTGCTCAAAAATTTCTGTTTCTGAGTGGATGTTAATGTGTACAAATATTTCCATTTATAACCATCGGCTGTCTCAACATATGGCTCTTCAAGTGAAGTTGTGGATAGTGTCAATTCTGGTTCACTGGTGGATGCTGTACCTGTCGCAACATTTGATAGGCACTTGAACACCTGATCCTTGGTATTCAACACATAAAAGTTTGTGTTGGATTGATATGTATTGTAAACTGTGTTGGATGTCCAGTCAATTCTATCAACAACTAAAGAAGCATTTTCTAGGGAAACTTGCTTGGCAAAAGAACCTCTGCGAAAGTATCCGCTGATGGAATCGTCATTATCAATTGGTGTTGGTGCTACTTCAGTACCAGAATTCCATGGAATGTTTCTTCCGATGAAAGCATATATGTACGACTTTCTTGTATCCGGAAGATATGAATTTGCACTCAAATCTAACAAATTGTAGATTTGCTTTGCCATTAAAATTTTTAGATTTTTTGTGATTAATGCAGCCATGTTTTATTTATCTAACTTTTCCAATGTTGGCAGTTAAAAATGTTCCATTTCCTAGAATAGTTGTCTTGGTAGTAATGGTATTTGCGTTAACTGTATTTGCTATAATTGTCTCGTTGAATACAACATTTATTGTAGCGGAAGTTGATGTGACATTGATATTTGAACTAATATATGCATAGTTTGAATTTGCCACTTGTGTCACAGTCACAGTATTTCCTGTGGACAGGTAAATAACATCACCTTCTTGTAGGTCATTAATGAAGTTCACACTATTAGCATGACCGAAAATGGCGTTTGAACCAGAAACAACATTGACTGTATTTTGCAGTCTTCTTACCAATCCAGTCAAAACGATAGTATCACCAACATTAATTGTATTTGCTAAGTTGACCGAATTGTTGGTGGATATGATTGATTTTGCACCATATGAAACATTAAATGTAACATCATGTGTGTCAAAGGTGATTGAATCAAGTTGATTTGTATAAGAAACCATTTCCTCATTATCATCAATTCGGGTAACAAATGTTTTTGTTCCTACTGGATGAACAATGTCTTCCAGAGGTTTCTTGAATGTAGAATAATCGGTTTTAGTTTTAATGACATATGAGAAATTGTGATATTTTTCACCATCTTGCAATCTCTTATCAGCACTGATTTGTCCATCAGTATTCAGATAAATTCCAGGATAACGAATCAAGCCATTCTCAAATTTAGCATTTGCTTTTGCTTTACCGTCACCATAGTATACATCGGATACAACATTTGCTGTTGTTAAGCCATCATCCGAAATTATAAGTTTAGTCTTATCCAGAGTTCCCTTATAATCAAATATTCTCAAGAATCCAGTTGATGTAACAAACGAATCAACCTTGGCACTAAATGTGGTGTTAGTGTTTGATGTTCCTTGATAGATTAGTGTATTTGATACGAACAACTGTCCTGTTGTCACATTAGCAACAGTCAAATCTGCATTTCTCAAAGAAATTATAGGTGTATCTGTGTAGTCATATCCATAACTATAAATTCTCAATTTAGAGATTGCACCGATTCTAGATGTTGACAAATCAAAAGATTCTCCATCACCATTAATTTCTCGTATAGACAACTCAGCATTTGCACCACTTACGGTATTAATTGTGATGGTCGGTAAAGAATCTCTTGTATATCCTTCTCCTCCAATGATATAGTCTCCTGTATCTTGGAATTCAATTTTCTTGATGCCGTTGTTTGCATGAACTTCGGTAATTTTAGCATTAGCGCCATATCCAGTTCCGCCAGTGAATATGAGATATTCACCGACATTATAATCTTCACCAGGTTTGTTGATTGCAATTCTACCAAGTGAGCCAAGATTTTTCAAATCACGGCGCAAGATTTTGTATAGAAGTATTCCTGTGATATCATTGGAAAAAGACTGGCTGAATGTCACACGGTTTGATGTTACGGCAGTTACCAGTCTTGTTGCTTCATATCTGTTAGGTAATACGATTTTAGCCAAATCGCCAACTTCAAACGATAGTGTCAAATCCACAGTTGGACTTGCGATATAATCTGTGTCTTTTAGAATATTTCCTGAAGACATAACCAAAACATCGTCTTCATCTTCCATATACAGACTGTATACATCAGTTGCAGGTTTAGCTCTGTAACCACCACCTTGATTAATCAATGCGGCTGATGCTATTGAATAAAGATTTAAAGTTTGTACATCGGTAACTTGTAAGATTGTATTTGAATTTATTGAAGCAATTGTATCCGTATAAATTGATTCAATCAATGTACTTGAAACATTGATTACACGATATTCTGTTTTGTCTAACAAATCAATTTTGGCAGTCGCTTCAGTTCCGAGTGGAGCATTATCGAATCCACCAATGAAGCGGAATATAGATGAGTTTGCATTTTCGGTTGGACTTCTAAATCCAAAACCACCATCAA